TTCACCAGTGCTAGGATTTACAATGACAATATCAATAGGGCCTGTTCCCATTGTCTCATTGTAAACATACCAACCCCTCTGAGTGTAGTGTCTCATTACAGAGATTTTAGATAGTAAACCTTTTTGATGTGTGTTTTCCATTGTTACCCTACTGCTGTATTATTGCTACCAATGGTTCTCATCCACAGCGGTTGGTTATTAGATTTTTCCCATTTAGCAAACCTAGACTTCTCACCTATGTAGTAAGCCCTATAAGCTTCTACTGTGTCATCCTGTTTGTATTCATCCGGCATACACTGAGGGGGTGGTGTAAACTCTCCGACACCATCTATTTCTTTTGGAATGTTTGCGAGAAAAGCAAGGAGTTTTTCAGAAGCGTGTACTTTTTCGTATCTTACACGATACTCGACACATAAACTACAATACAAACTGTAGAGCCACTTATAGTTGGGTCCAGTTTTTCTGGCCCATACACAAGAAGGGTGGTTAGCATGGGCAGCTTTATACACACCCATAAAATCAAGATCAGAATGATAGACAGCCGTATCATCGTGCCACTGACAACGCCACGCGGTAGACAACATTTGTGCTGATTCGAGAATCATTTTTACAACGTGTTTGTCACAGTGATAATTTGCGGCTATAACTGGATTAGTAGATAGGTAGAATATATTCATAGACCAACGGCCTTGTTGTTGTTGAAAACAGAAGCGCAGCTTACTACGCGCAAAAATAGTAGTCAACAGAAAAAAAGCCCTTGACGTGATTTTTTCCCCATGTTAAAAGGCTTAGTTATAAGCCCGAAACAACCAGTTATATATACTATGAATAATACTATATATTCTTATATAAATACTATCAATGTTAATAAAGGAGAATCTATGAGATTAGATTGTCCTATATGTGATGGTATAAATAGCCTATCTATTACTAATTTTGGTGATGTTACCAAGTTTAATTGTTTTAAAGCATCTTGTAACGTAAAAGGAACCTATAAGAATGACATATCTTCTGAATCATTTTCTAAAGCGAATGGCAACAAAACTATTAATCATCAAAATTCTAGGGGGAATAGTTATTCGCCACAGGCTAAGAAAGTTTTACAAAGGTATTGGAGAGGTAATGACTTCCCCATTGAACTTATTAATTATCTTACTGTTAATCACTGTCTTCACGCTTATCAAAACAATTCAGCAGACATAAGATATGATTACCAAAAGAACAGGGCTGTGTTTGTCATTAAGAACCACAGGAACGAGGTGATAGATGGCGCAGGAAGGGCGCTGTACGACGGGGCCTTGCCAAAATGGTTTCGATATGGTAGCACTAGGCTCCCCTATGTCTGTGGGAATAAGAAATGTAAACACGCTGTAGTCGTAGAAGATTGTGCATCTGCTACAGCCATATCTAGTTTAGTAACAGGAGTAGCACTACTTGGTACGCATCTTACAGAGGAAGTAGAAGAGGTTCTGTGTGATAAGTTTGATAAAGTTACTGTAGCTCTAGACAAAGATGCTACTATAAAAAGCTTATCTCTTATAAATGAATTAAAATGGAACATAAGTAATCTAGATGTTATAGTCCTCGAAAGGGACTTAAAAATTGAAACCGATATACAAGGAGTTTTAAAACTCAATGATAGAAAAACAAATACTGAAGTTGTCTCTGAATAATGAGACTTACAACAAGATAGCGCACCTTCTAAAGAAGAGCAACTTTCCTAAAGAAGTAGCTACTATACTTGATGTAGTAGAACAATGTCACAAGAACTATGCGCGAGACATCACAACTGAAGAAGTCTTAGCTGTACATAGAGAAAAGTACCCTGCTTTAACTGATACAGCTAGAAAGAAAGTAGAGAGAGATATTGTCTCCCTTGATAAGATTGCGATAGGAGACGACATTGCTCTTGATGTTATACATTCTTTCTGGAAAAGAACTAAAGCTAAGACCATAGGTGAGGAAGCTCTAGAGATTTATCTAGGCAATAAGAAAGATGTCGGTGGTCTTCTACGTAACATAAACGAACTTAACGAAAACGATACAAGAATATCTGAAACGTATAAGATTGTAGATGATGACATAGAGGACTTGTTAAAGTACGTTAACGAGGAACCTGAGTTTGAGTTTCCACCTAGAATACAGACCAGTGTACACGGTGTAAACAGAGGTAATCTAGGTATAATCTTTGCAAGACCAGAGGCAGGTAAAACAACATTTTGTGCTTGGCTCGCTGCAAACTACATAAGCAAGGGTTACAAGGTTGCTTATTGGGCAAACGAAGAAATAGCAAAGGTAGTAAAAACTAGAATTGTTCTTTCTTATATGAGAAGCAGTCCTGCTGAAGCAAAAGAAAAAATGGATGAGGTCAAAGATAAGTTTGTAAACGAGATCAGACCTAATCTATATATGCTTGACTCTGTAGGTACTTCTATACAGGAAATAGAAGAGTTTACAACTCGTAACGAAGTTGATATAGTGTTCATTGACCAGCTTGACAAAGTGCGTATAGACGCAGAGTTCTCGCGTGGCGATGAGAGGCTAAAAGAGTTGTACTGTCGTGCCAGAGAGATTGCCAAGAGAAACAACGTAGCTGTATGGGCTGTGTCCCAAGCCAACTACGAGGCACACGGTAGGTCAGAGATAGACTATTCTATGTTAGATAGTTCTCGTACAGGTAAGGCGGGTGAAGCAGATATTATAATTGGAATAGGTGTAGCAGAGGAAGAAAACTACAGAACCATTAAGGTATCCAAGAACAAAGTCAACGGTTGGCATGGTTCCATAGTCATGTACATGGACAGAGAAAGGGTGTTATACGAATGACAACAGTTTGTTTTCTAGATGTAGAAACATCTTTTTCAAAAACTGATACAGGTACAGTTTCCTCTCCCTTCTTTGGGCAACAACTTGTTTCTGTAGGGTATCAATTATGGAACATGGAACCCCCCTTTGGCCCTCTCCTAATTGACTCTGAATATTTATTCTTTAACCACAACTCAGTTCCTAATTTTGTTGATGGGTTTAAAGTATTACAAGACGCACTGGACAAGACAGATGTTTTAGTCGGACATAACATTAAGTTTGACTTAACGTGGCTAAGAGAGTGTGGTTTTAAATACAACAAAAAGTTATACTGCACTATGGTTGCTGAGTATGTGCTGCTTAGAAGTAAGAAGCTACCTCTATCTCTTGCTGAGTGTTGTAAGCGCAGAGGTATACAGGAAAAGAACGCACATATATTAGATGAATATATATCTAAAGATGTTTCGTTTGAGGATATACCACCAGAGATCGTAGAAGAGTACGGTGCAAATGATGTTGAGATAGCCAAGCAACTTGCAGACCATCAACTAAGAAGTTTTAAGTTTACTTGGGAAACATACCATAATAACCTGTGGATGCAAGGTCTTATATCTACACTTAGTTTAAGTAATGATCTTACTAATGTTCTTACTGATGTAGAGAGAAGCGGTATAAAAATATCTAATCGTAATCTACGCAGAATTAAACTTGCGTATGAAGAAGAGTTCGCAAGTCTTGGTGAAGACTTACAAAGAATAATTGAACAGGTCATGGGCGACACTCCTATAAACTTAGATAGTCCTGACGATAGGAGCCTACTTGTCTACTCCAGAAAAGTATCAGATAAAAAGAAATGGAAGGACTCTTTTAATCTAGGTTGGGAACTAAACGGTAACGCCAAGCGCCAGAAGTTTCGTAGAAAAATGTCGAGAAGAGTTTTTGTTGATATAGTAACGGGTCTTGCTCCTGTAGAGAAAAGAACAAAAGGTACGCCTTGCCATAACTGTAATGGTTACGGAAAAATTCGTGGTTACACAAAAGCAGGTGCGCTCAGTAAAGTACAGAAAATCTGTAAAGAATGTAATGGTATTGGTGTAAAGTATCAAAAACTTTCAGAGGCTGCTGGACTGAAGGTTACACCTAGAGATCAGTATGACGTAGCATCAGCAGGATTTAAAACAGATAAACAAACTCTTGTTGAGCTTTCTGCTACACAACAAGGAGTAGCTAAAGAATTTATAGATAAGTATATGAGATATTCTCAAGTTAGAACTTATCTAAAAACTTTTGTAAGTTCTCTTGAAGCCTATCAAGATGATGAAGGTTTTATACATCCACAGTTTATGCAATGCGTTACCTCTACAGGTAGGCTTAGTTCTCGCGCTCCTAACTTTCAGAACATGCCTAGAGGTTCTACTTTTCCAGCAAGAGAAGCCATCGTATCACGTTTCGATGGTGGTTACATCTTAGAAGGAGACTACAGACAACTTGAGTTTAGAGTTGCAGGGTTTCTATCAGGTGATAAACAAATATATGAGGACGTAAAAAATGGTATTGATGTTCATTCTTATACTGCCGATATCATGGGGGTCGATAGACAGTCAGCCAAAGCGCATACATTTAAACCTCTGTACGGTGGAACAAGAGGAACGCAACAGGAGATGCGTTACTATGATGCGTTTAAAGTAAAGTACAGTGGTATATCTTCTTGGCATGAAAAGCTACAGAGAGAAGCTGTAGACACCAAGAAAGTTGTGCTACCATCAGGAAGAGAATATAACTTTCCTAATGCAAAGTTTAACAGAAATGGCTCTGCCGTAGGAGCAACAGCTATTAAAAATTATCCAGTACAAGGATTTGCTACTGCAGATATATTACCTCTTGCTCTTATTAATATGCACAAAACACTTGACAACATGAGTAGTGTTGTGATAAATACAGTTCACGACTCTATTGTTGTTGATGTTCACCCCGATGAAAAAGATGAAGTAATACAACTACTAAGAGATTCTATGTTGTCAATTAAAGACGAATGTTCTAAGCGTTATTTAATTAACTTTGATATGCCTATTGACATAGAATTAAAAATAGGCAACGATTGGCTAAATCTAAAGGAGATTTAAAAACCTATGACTGATACAAACTTAACAACTGTTGAAGACTTAAATAAAATTAGTACTGAAAATCTTGCTGCCATGATAGGCCAAGTAGGTTTAGGTAAACCTGTTAACTCTGGTATACCTAGATTTGCCATTGAACAGATGGCTGAGAACGATGAAGGAGAGCGACTACCGAAAGGTAGTTATAGGCTGAAGGTAGATGGTCAAGACTATTACTTTGAAGGTAATCCTCTTGTACGTCTATACGTAAGGTACTTTGCATACGATGCGTTTAATGCAGACAACCCAAAGGAAAGCCCCCGAACAGTTATGAAGCCTTCTCTAAAGGAAGACTTTCCAGACTCTAAGGGTGGAATGAAGTGTGGTAAGTTAACACCACAGGAGATAGAGGCCCTACCTAAAGACTCTAGTTTATTAGCTGCACAGAAAGCTATTAAATGCACACAGATTATCTACGGCTATGTGCATCAAGGTCATGTAAAAACAATAGAGGGCGAAGAGCAAGACATGGTTGGCACACCTTTTGTATGGTCAGTACGTGGCTCTGCTTTTCAACCTTTGTGGAATTACATAGGTAAGCTTGGTCAAAAGAATATTATGTTTTCTAATGTCATTGAGCTTAAAACTAAGCGCAACAAAATGGGATCAGTAACGTACTTCACACCAGAGCTTAGTGATGTTGAGAAACTAAAGCTTAACGATGATGATGTTGGGCGTATTAATACGATTATGGATGACATTAAAAGTTATAATAATCGTATTGTCACACAACATAAAGAGCATCTAAAAGATAAATTAACTTCCGAAGAATTAGATGTGAGTGATAGTTTGGAAGTTGCCTAGTGTCTTTACTTATAAATCAAGTAAAGATATTTCTTGAGTCGGCTGCTAGGGGGGAGTCCAAGGGGATTTCCCCCGAACTCATAGAAGAATTTAAAGAGGCGTGTGGCAATTCTCTAGAGAAACAATTCAATCAGCCCAACACTAAGAGAATACGTATGTCTGCTCTTGGCAAGCCTCTGTGCCAGCAACAGCTTGACATTAACTCCGATGAGGAAGAGCAAGTAGATTATACTCTGCTTATGAAGTTTCTCATGGGAGACTTGCTTGAAGCGTTAGCTATAGCAATTATGAAGTCTGCAGGTGTTAACATAGAAAACGAACAAGAACCTGTAGACCTTACCTTCAGCAAAGATGGAAAGAACTTTGATATCGTAAAAGGCACTTATGACGTTAAGATTGATGGTAAGGTGTACGACATAAAGACGGCATCTCCCGCAGCGTTTAACACCAAGTTTGGTAGCTTTGGCGGGTATTCAAAGATAAAGAGTGATGATCCTTTTGGCTACGTAGTGCAGGGCTACCTATACGCAGAGGCTGCTGGTTATCCCTTTGGCGGGTGGATAGCAATTAACAAGGCCACAGGAGAGTGGTCTGTGTGTGAGACACCTGAGTTAACAGACAGGGACAGGCAGGACGCTCTTGATCTAGCAAAGAGAAATCTCTACACTATTCTAGATAAAAAACCATTTAAAAAGTGTTTTAAAGAAACTCCAGAAGTTGTTAGAAAACGGGGGCAGTCTATAACTACAGGTAATAAGCTGCTGCCTAAGAACTGTTCGTACTGTGGTTACAGGGAACATTGTTGGCCTAAGTCTTCTTATGAGCGAAAACCATCTATACGAGAAGACTCAAAGGCACACGCTTGGTATGCTAAATACGTAACTTCAGAGCTATAGTATGCCTATATATTTAACAGACAGGGTGACTGAATTTGATATTGAACACAATGATAATGCTTACTTTGTATATTTTGATTCTTTAAAAAAAGATAACAATATGCTTACTACTCTTATGCTAAGAGATAAAGATAATGGTGTGCCTGTAATATACAGAACTAATATGTCTGACTCTGGCAACTGGTTACATAACTATAATAATATAAACTATGTAAAAGAAATTAATAAATGTATATCTTTAATTAATAAAGTAATAGCAGAAAATAAATTATTAGTATTTCCTATGCACTCTTTTAATGTAGTACTTCACAGTATGGACGAAAAGATTGCTGATATATATAAGAATAGGTTAGAGAATGTTATTAAAAGCTCAAGTTTAAAAAAGGATTTTGTAAGCCATGCGCTATCGTTCAAACTTTGAGGCAGAGGTAGGCAGGGCTTTGTATGAAAGAGGCGTTGACTTTAAATACGAACCAGATAAGATACCGTTTCAACCAAAACCAAGGGTGTACATACCAGATTTTTACGTTCCAGATAATGATTTTTACATTGAAGTTAAAGGCAGACTTATTCAGTCTGACCGTGTTAAACACGTTCTTATTAAAGAACAGAACCCCGACTTAGAAGTAAAATTTTTATTTCAAAATGCCAGACAAAAAATTTACAAAGGTTCTAAAACTACTTACGCTGATTGGGCAGAAAGATACGGCTTTGAGTGGTCAGAAAAAAAATTACAAACGGAGTGGTTCAATGGAAGATGATATTGAAAATAAAATTGTTTTACTGCCAGATGCAGAACAAACAGATATTGCTATGGAATCTATGCAGCTTGCAGATGATAGGCTTTACATAATTCTACATGCAAGGAGTGAAGATAATGTCTCTGTAAGAATGTACGACACTACAGGGTCGGAAGAAATTACAGGGGCGCACGTTCTTCTTCACGGTTTAATTCATCTACTTGATAATGATTACGATGAAGTTGTAGAGTATGGACATCAAGCAATAGTTGAGAAACTTATGGAGTCGGGAGAAGAAGAATTTAACATAAGAGACTTATCGGATAACGTAGTCCACGTAACATTTAGTAAGGATAATTAAATGTCAGATAACGACTATAGATTTGAACATGAAAGTCATGGAGACTATATGATACGCAGATTGAAACAGGAAAGAGAAGCCCTAGCCCTACAGATAGGGGGAGAACACTACAAGGATTGTAGCATACAGCCTGTTGAATACATTCACGCAAATAAATTAGATTACTTTGAAGGTAATGTTGTCAAATACATTACTAGGCATAGGACAAAAGGAGAAGGCCGTAAAGATATAGAAAAGGCAATTCACTATGCACAGTTAATATTAGCATTAGATTATAATAACGGGGAGGAGACAGATGGCTAATAATTATTTACCTACTCTTTATCAAGAGTTCATACACTTATCACGTTACTCTCGTTGGCTATACGACGAAGAAAGAAGAGAGACTTGGCCCGAAACAGTTGGCAGGTACTTTTCATTCTTTAAAGAACATTTAAAAGAGTTACATGATTATGATTTACCAGATGATCTTGCAGAAGAGTTAGAGGAAGCGGTACTCTCTCTAGAGGTTATGCCATCTATGCGCTGTTTAATGTCAGCAGGAGAAGCCCTAAAGCGAGAGAACATAGCGGGTTATAATTGTTCTTATGTTGCTATTGATCGTGTGCAGTCTTTTGATGAGATACTATACATACTTATGAATGGTACTGGCGTAGGCTTCAGTGTTGAGCGCCAGTTTGTTTCTAAGCTTCCTGAAGTAGCAGAAGATTTTAACCATACAGATTCTACTATACTTGTAGCAGATAGTAAGATGGGTTGGGCAAAGTCTTTAAAAGAACTTATTGGTATGCTCTACGTAGGTCAAATACCTAAGTGGGACTTATCTAAAGTGCGTCCAGCAGGTTCTCCTCTTAAAGTTTTTGGTGGTAGGGCGTCAGGTCCAGAACCACTAGAGTCACTGTTTGAGTTCTGTGTAAAAATATTTCAAGGTTCAGCAGGACGTAGGCTTAACTCTATAGAATGTCACGACATTGTATGTAAGATAGGTGAGATTGTTGTGGTGGGTGGTGTACGAAGGTCTGCCCTTATTAGTTTATCTAATCTATCTGATGATCGTATGCGCCATGCAAAGGGGGGTCAGTGGTGGGAAGCCAATCCACAGAGGGCGTTAGCTAACAACTCTGCTTGCTATACAGAAAAACCAGACATAGGGATCTTTATGGATGAGTGGAAAGCTCTGTACGACTCTAAGTCTGGTGAGCGTGGCATCTTTAATCGTGAGTCGGCTGTAAGAATGGCTGATAAGAATGGGCGCAGAGAGACAGAGGGGTGGGAGTTTGGTACTAATCCATGCTCAGAGATCATATTGAGGGATCGTGAGTTCTGTAATCTATCTGAGGTTGTTGTACGATCAGACGATACTCCTGAGACTCTGAAGAGAAAGGTACGACTAGCTTCTATATTGGGTACTATTCAATCAACCCTTACTAATTTTAAATACGTATCTAAAACGTGGAAGAAGAATTGTTCAGAAGAGAGGCTACTTGGTGTATCTCTTACAGGTATAATGGATTGTACGCATACTAATGGTAAGTATCTTACAAAAAAAGAGTTACCTGAACTGCTAGAGAAGTTAAAAGAAATAGCAGTAAGTACAAATAAGAAGTGGGCAGAGCAGATTGGTATTGCTCAGTCTGTTGCTGTTACTTGTGTTAAACCCTCTGGTACAGTTAGTCAGCTTACTGACGCAGCCTCCGGCATACACGCAAGACATAATCCTTTCTACATACGTACAGTAAGAGGTGATAAGAAAGACCCTCTAACGAAGATGATGACAGAGTGTGGGTTTCCTGTAGAGAATGATGTTATGAAACCAGAACATACTTCTGTGTTCTCATTCCCTATGAAGGTAGGTCGCGGTGCAGTCTTTCGTACAGATATGTCAGCCATTGAGCAATTAGAACTGTGGCTTATATATCAAAAGCACTGGTGTGAACATAAACCATCTGTTACAATCTCAGTTAAGGAGCATGAGTGGATTGACGTGGGAGCATGGGTGTATAAACATTTTGAGTATATGAGTGGTGTGTCGTTTCTACCGTTTAGTGATCACTCCTATCAGCAAGCACCGTATCAAGACTGTACAGAAGAAGAGTATAAAGACTTGTTAAAGAAGATGCCTAAGAATGTTGATTGGAACAAGTTGTCTGATTGGGAGAGCATTGATATGACAACGGCATCACAAGAGTTAGCCTGTACCGCAGGTGCATGTGAGATAGTAGACTTAGTATAATGATAAGATATTTAATGGTGGTAGTAGAAAATGAATAACACGATGCTCCTCATTATTGCTATGGAAGAATGTGGTGAGTTTATTCAGCGTTGCAGTAAGGTAATTCGTCATGGTGCAGGAGAAAAACAACTGAATGATTTGAATGAGGAAGCTGGAGATGTGCTTGCAATGCTCACATT